GGGCAATTATTAATTATAAAACTAAATGGTAATTCCTGGCATTCAGTAGGATGTTTTAATACTACCTTAGATAATAGAATAACCAGCAACTGGATCTTTCAAAATTAAATAAATAAGAGTATGAAAAACTTTTTACACAACATATCACAGAAAGCCAAGACATCATTAGCATGGTTATGGCAAAAGACTAAGATTGCAGTACAGTTTACAATTAAACTATTAATTACAATATGGAAAGCAATACTTAGACTTTGGTTTAAAATTATCTATGAAGAATACGAGTTGATTGTATGGTACTTAAAGGATTCAGTAAGAGACAAAGACGGTAATATTACAACTACAAGATCACATAAAAGATACCTTTTAAAGAAGATTTCTAAGAAAACTCCTAAACATATTAAAGGAAAAGATATGGACGGAAGAGCATTTGAAATTAGAACAGTTGAACCTTTTGATTACCAGATAAGAAAAATTTATTAATTATTCGTCTGGCTCCCAATCCTTTATATTTCTAAAAAACATATAGTAATGCCTAAAATCTTTTAGTTGTTGTTTAGCATGAAATAATTCTAAAGGAACACCGTCACCATGATTCACTAAAGGAAAATAATATCTTTTAATTATTTTTTCTAATTTTTTTACATCTTTACCGAGAGCATCTAGCAATATATTATTGTATTCCAAGTCAGTAACTAATGCAACTAACCAATGATGGAACGGATGTTCTGGATTAAATCTTGTTGTGGCCTCTCTTGTCTGGTAATACAATCCTCTAATTGGGTTCATACCCGGCCTATATAACTTTATAATTGCAGGAAATCTAAAACTTTCATGTTCTGTCGCCATGGTATTCATAACTCTAGCATAATCTTTTTTCATTGCTTTTTTAAGAGAGTCTATATTTTCGCCGATTTTCTGGTTATACTCTTTTAAAAGTTTATCGAAGATTTTTTGATACTTTGGAGACAACTTATCATAATAGACGTCTCGTATTTCGTCTATTTCTATTGCACCTTCTAGTAGTGTATGTGGGATTGTAGTAGTTCGTTCAAACTTATCTAGTTCAGTGGTTATCCGCAAAACAACAAAATCGATTATTTCGCCTTTGCTCATATATAATATTTATCGAGAATTTATTTGCAGTATAGTGTGTAGTTTTTCAGTACCATTGTTCTTAGATAACGTTACTCTTGCACCATTGTGTAAAGGTTTGGGCCACATGCCAATATCTACCCAACAATAACCAGCACTCTCACCGTTTAATTTTGGTGGTTGGAATTCCCTTTCAACTACATATACAAAACTGTAGTAATAAAAATTTTTGTCTTTGCTTTGGTAAACATCTAAAGGATTTAATTTTTGTAGTTCTGGAACAAACCCTATTTCTTCTGTTAATTCTCGTTGGATACATTCATATGGAGTTTCTTCTTTCTCCATAGTACCACCCCAAAAACCCCATGTGTGATTAAATCGTTTGTTGCCTTCTCGTAATTGCAACATACATCTTCCTGTGTCTTTGGCAAGGAATAAAACTCCTGCCGCCAATGTGTTCATTATAAACTAAGTCTCCAAAATCCTGGATTGTATTCGCCTTCGTAACTACTTATCCAAGTTTTGCCGGTCCATTTGTATTGTTTGGTAGTAAATGTATTGATAATGTAATGTATATCACTAGAACTTGCACTAGCATCAAACACTACTGTCCACGCAGAGCCGTTAAATTGTATGATGTCATCTTCACTTGCATCAAGATCCCAATTGGTATATCCTGATTTTGTGATTTGTTCTGTAATTAAATATCTTTGTCCGTTAGTAGCGGTAGCCAATGTACCGTCACCTGGATAATTTGCTCTAGGGTCTATAATTTTATCTATTGCAGAAAGAGTATTAGTGGGTAATGTATCTGTATCTAAATTAAATATTAATGAAGTATCACTTGAAGGATTAGTTGTTACTGTACCATATACTAAATTTAGTAAGTTATCAGAATCACCGCTAATATTTAATTTTAATAAACTTGTAGAGCGTACTTCACCCAATTGTTCTATAATATCTGACCATTTAACTTCTGTACCTTTTTGGTCCACTAGTGTAGCCGAAGCACCTATTACTTGTACTTTGTAATCACCTGGGGTAGTCACAATTTCAAAAGAATCTTCTATGTCGTTAAAGAAGTCTGCATAGTCGTTACTGTAACCTAAGTCTGATATACTTGATATAGAGTGTACATTATTAATAATCTCTTGTATAATTGTTTGTCTTTTAACTTTTGCAGGAGGACTAATCCATATAGGTATAGCAAAGGTTAATGTAGAAATATCTAAATTTTCATCTACGCCTGCTGGAATACTTCTACTACTCCATGCAATATCTGTTAGTTCAACTTCAAAAACACTTGTCCAATCTAAAGGATTACTATTTGATTGTAATTGTATGCTAGGATTAAACAGTACGAATATTTGTTCTAATACTTGTAGTTTTGTATCAGTATTTGTTGTCCATATATCTACATTTATTGTAAGATTATAAGGCACAGGCATATATCTTTGTGTTGAGTATAAATTTCCTTGTTGTGACGAGTATGTTCCTGTCTCGGTATCAAATTCTCTTTCCGCAATTTGATTAGTATCAACAAAGAAGGGCTCAGCAATTCTGTCTCTTGCTGGTTGAATACTTTGAATAGTAACACTTATAAATGGTGCACTATTAATAACATTTTCGGAGTTATTACGTAGAATGTTTGCTACCATTCTTTGAGCATCACCGTATCGTGCAGGTACTCTATTATAATTAGCACCTGTCTTAGTGTATTCTCTTACCTTAAAATTAGAGAATATTCTAATGATCTGAATTAGATAACGTTTTATCTGTTCATCATACCAGTAATCTAAATTTTTACCTGCCATTAGTTATCCGTTTTAGGTTTAATAACCTTACTTAAATTTGTTTTTTCGTTTGCTTTACCACCGTCGCTTTCAGAAGTAATATTATCGTTATTAATAAAGGTTGCTAATATTCTATTTGCCGCTGACCAAGCCTGACGACCATCTGAGCCCACATTTAACCAACGTGTACCTGATTTTTTAAATAGTCTGTTAGGACTAAAGTCTGTTCTTAAAAAATAGTCTCCGTCACTAGTACCTGATACAGGGAATGTTAATCCACTGCCTACTAAACTTAATCCATTTACCGGTGTGCCGTCAGCACCACCGAAGTCTATACTTGGTTTATCTGGTACAGATTCATCAAAATATAAATGTGTTGTGTTTCTATACTGTGGATCAAAAGGCACATCTTTTTCTGCCTGTTCTAAAATTTTATCATTAATATTAATGTCGTTAGCATAGGTGCTTATTAAGTTTCTTAAATCTTCTTCCTCTTCACCAGTACCAAGAATATCTCTGTACTCTTGTGAATCTGTAATTGGCCCTAACTTAACTCTCCACAAATGAGGCCACCAACGTGGATCATATCCTTCTGCTGGCCTACTAGCATCTGTTACTACATAATATCTGTTTATTGCTTCGTCACTACCTAGTAACAAGTCATCTCGTAAATGGGGTAATTCTAATACATCACCTGCCATTAATTTTCTGCCTACTGCTTCAACCATACTTTCTATATGAAAATTCATCATTAATGTATCGTTTGCAAGAAACATACCAAATTGTGTTAAATCAAAGGCATCACCATCCCCTAGATTATATTGACCACGTAATTCGTAAATGTCTTTATCGTATTTGCGGTCTCTATTTTCTAAAAATAATAAGTCTTGTATAAAAACATCTGTATCATTTGCGGCACTACTAGGCCTTGTAGGGTCTTTTTCATCAGGTGAATCATGTATTCCTAAATATTTATGTATATGTACTCCGGTACCTCCGGCATATAAATGCTCTCCGACAATTCTATCGGTGAATGAGTAGTCATTTGTTTTGACTGGATTCCATAAACTTATTTTAGGCATACTACTATTTATCGCCTTTACGAATCCTATCGTAATATAATTATAACTGTATATAACAACGATAAATATAAAAAACGGAGAGTTGGCTGAGTGGTCGAAAGCGCCTCCCTGCTAAGGAGGTATATGGGTAACTGTATCGAGGGTTCGAATCCCTCACTCTCCGCCAGGACAATTTATGAAAAATATTAATATATTCTATCTACATAACGGGTTTCAATTTACAGATGAAACAATACAACAGCATACAGCCAATGGCTGGACTGGTCGTGAGCCGTTACCTCTACATGTATTAACACAAATACAATTAGAGCAAAACTATAATCCATTTAACGAAATGTTTGATATTAATATAATCAACAATGGCGACGAATCTAAATGTAATAGTGATGATATAACACTGGTTCCTATAGATATACAAAGTTTCCCTATCACAATAGAAAATCGTAAATATTACGAACTATCGCCTTTTGGTAAAGAGATAGACAAAGTTGTACAACATGTATTGTCTTTAAACCTACCCAATCTAGCATTCTTATTTTATTCAAGTACTGAACCATATTTCTTTGATGCAAACATATATTTTGCAGAATTGGGTTCAGCAAACCCAAACATTAAAATAATATTAAGTGGGTCAGGGGAAACTACTGATTATTTCGGACACTTTGCAAATCATACATCAAGAGTTAAAAATGTGTATAAAATACATAAACTTTGGTATTTTGATAGAGTACATTATATGACATTTTTGTCAGAGGAAGAAGAATTTAATAATGTACACTTAGATGTAAATGATTTTAAGACTACAGACGAAAAACAGGACTTGAATGTTATACCAAATAAATTTTTATGTACGTTAAGGAATTGTAGATCACACAGATTATTATTTTCTACTATGTTAGAAAATAGTGCTATGGGATTAGAAGATATTACCTATGGTAGATTCTATAGTTTAAGACCAAATGATATATCTAAAATTGCAAACAATCCAAAAACAAAACATGAATATCCTTATCATATACAATTAATGTCTACAAGTTTAAACGAATTAATTAATAAAGAAGATATTACAGATAGCATGTTGAAGTCCATAATGAAAAATATTATGAGTAGGCCTCATATTATAGATATGGACAATATTGATGACAGGGGTATTCCTGGTCCTTGGTTGTATGAAGATTGCGATATTGCAATTACACCCGGTGGAGAACCTTACGGTTATGGGTATGTAGATGAAAAACAATTTATACCTATGGCTTTTAAGAAACCTTTTATTACATTTGGATGCAAGGGTATATATGAAGAACTTAAAAATATAGATTTCAAAACATTCGACGATTGTTGGCCAATTAATTTTAATGAAGCAGATACTTTATTAGATAGAGTAAAAGGATTTTTTACTGTATTTGAATATATAAGGAATCTAAGTCCTGTAAAGT